GAAAAAAAACTTTAAAAAAATAAGAAAAAGTTGGTGAATTTTGCACCGAATTTGCCTTGATACTTTTGATAAGGTTGGCCGGATGAAAGTTAGTTGTTTTACATTCGGGGGGATGTTGTTTAAATTTCTATCCCATAGTCTTACACACTGTATAAACAAGTAGTCATTTTGTATATATATCTATGCATCTGTATAAACAAATAAAGAAAAATTTTGTCTATGATAACCTTTAAATATAGGGGGAGGTTTAAGGTTGACACCTCAATTATATTAGGTGTACCCCCTAAGAATATACTGTGAACTTTAAGAAAAACTGGCTATCCCTTACTGTGTTATCTTTATTGTTGATTAATTATTAATTAAGAAGTTTAGTAGTTCTAACCCTGTGCTACGCCCTCCCAAACCGAATTAACTCCATATCGCAGCAGTTATACATATGTAGAATAATAGGCTTTTACCCTAGTTACCACCGGCAAGCAAGTCGGCTTAATTAAAAGTCTTATCTAGTAAATTGTTCCTAAGTGCTTGAAATCTACTATGTTTGTTTACTAACTATACCACATAAAAAAATTATACAAGTATTTACTTGTATTAAATTCAGATAGTGTATAATTAATTTTAGAAATTGAACATCTTATCCATTCTTGGATACATATTGTTCCCCTTTCTATTGTGTTGAGATAAAAGCCGACCATTGCTGGTCGGCTTTATCTTTTATGTTATAGTTGGGATATGACAATTTATGTTAAAGATTGCGATGAATGTTTACAACCAATGTGGGAGGATTTAATCAATGAAGATGGTCTATGCGAAAATTGTCAAGAAAATATCAATAGCCAATAACTTACTGTTCTACTTCTATAATTATATTTTTAAGAACGACAAGGTAGCTAAAGGTAGAAGAAAGTTTTATTGTGCTGGGTGCGGGCAAAGTCACATCTATCCTCTTACTAGCAAGGATTACTTTATGTGTAATTCGTGTTGGAAAACTCTATAAAAAAATTTTTTTTACGCCTCGTTAAAACGAGGCTACCCTATAATAAATCTGCCTAGAAAAAGTTTCTAGGTACTGTATGAGGATACAGTTGAAATAAAGAAAATAGCGTTTCTCTTTACAGATATGACAGCTCTGTTGTTGAGTTTAGTGAGATTGATTATTTCTTTTTTCTTTCACAGAGAAGGTGTGAGGACTTTTAACTAAAGACACAACTGCCTTCTCGCAACAAAGTTGGACACTTTGTAAGGTCACTAAACCTCCTTCGGGAGGTTTTGTGCTATTATGAATTAAAAGGAGGATGTATGCCTAAAGGAATTGGATATCCAACCGGTATGAAAAAAGCTACTAAGAAAAAAGCAGCTAAAAAGAAAAAGAAAAAATAATGCCGGAATATCAAGGAAAAAGTGTCACATTAAATAAACCTTCACGAATAGGTAAAGGTGAACCAGGAGATGGTCGTAAAAAATTTAAAGTGTATGTTAAAGATGGTGACAAGGTTAAGAAGGTTATGTTCGGTGACCCAAATATGGAAATTCGTAAAGATAACCCGGAAGCAAGAAAATCGTTTCGTGCTAGACATAAATGCGATACAGCTAAAGACAAGACTACGCCTAGATACTGGTCTTGTAAGATGTGGTAATTATGGGAGGTAGAAACGCTAAAGCACCTTGGGATAAACCTAATCCAAAAAATAAATCTAGTAAGCTAACTTCTTCACAAAAGAGTAAAGCTAAAGCTAGAGCTAAAAAAGCTGGAAGGCCTTATCCTAACTGGGTTGATAACACTTGGGCATCAAGACAGTAAATTGGATATTAACTGCCCCCGTTGTGGGCTACCAATGAATATAACCAGGGATGAAGGGCTTAAAGTAGTTTGTTTAAACAAGCAGTGTGGGAATTATAGAAAATGAGTAAAGTAAAAGTTTGTTTCGCACAGGGATGTCATACAGTATTAAAACCCCCTAAAAGAAAATTTTGTAGTGATAAATGTTCCAGGAGTTATTTTAATAAAAAATTCTATGCAGAAAAACAAGGTGCAGTCTATGAACCGGAACACGATGGTAAACCAGTAGCTACACCGGATACACAAAAGCGTAGAGGTGAAGTCTATGAAAAACTAATAGAAAAAGATTTAGGACCATTAATTCTTAAAAAAGAAATAACAAAACAAGATGCTGCTGAAATACTACAGTGTTCTAAAGCAGCAGTTAGTTATGCATATGCGGCCTGGGTAGAAGATATGGAAACCAAAGAGAAGGCCGAGAACTGGACACTACCAGCTAAAGCAGAAAAATCATTAGCTGATTTTAAAATATTTAGAGATAGATACTTTGAAACTGAACAAGGCATACCTTATGAAACTCCGGAGTTCCACATTAGATGGATACAATCTATCTTAGAAGCAATAGAACACGGCAACCAGCAGATGATATTATCTCCACCACGACACGGAAAAACAGATTTGTTAATACATTTTGCAGTATGGTTAATAATTAAAAATCCTAATGTTCGTATCTTATGGGTAGGTGGTAACGAAGAAATTGCTAAAAACGCAGTAAGTTCAGTTATTGACCAGTTAGAGAATAACGAAAAACTTATAGAGGATTTATGCCCACCAGGAAAAAGTTTTAAACCTAACAGCCGTGCAGGTAAAGCCTGGTCACAAAACGGATTTACAGTTGGAACGAGAACAGTAACCGGTATAAAATCACCTACTATGGTAGGTATTGGTAGAGGTGGTAAAATCTTATCTCGTGACTGTGACATCATTATTGCTGATGACTTAGAGGACCATTCATCTACTATGCAACCTTCATCAAGAGAGAACACTAGAACCTGGTGGACTACAACATTGTCATCTCGTAAAGAGGAACATACAGCTTTAGTAGTAATTGGTTCTAGGCAACATTATGATGACTTGTATTCTCACTTGTTAGATAACGAGAGTTGGAAAACAATAGTAGAAGAAGCACACGATACTGGATGCACACTCCCCGACTGGGATGATGAACACCACCAGGAATGTATGTTATGGCCTGGTAAAAGAACTTTTAAATGGTTAATGGACCGAAAGAAGGGTGCAGAAACTACAGGTGGTAGAGCAATATACGAAATGGTATATCTTAATGTAGCAATGCCGGATGGTATGGCTTTATTTGATAGCGTAGAGATAGATGCGTGTAGGGACCAAAACAGAACTATTGGACACATACCACACAATGTAAGATTAATTGCAGGACTTGACCCCGCATCAACTGGATACCAGGCTGCATTCTTATGGGGATATGACCAATCAACAAATAAACTTTTTATGATAGATATGGAAAACTCTTTAGGTGGAGGTATTCCACAAGCACTAAATATTATTAAGCAGTGGTATCAAAAATATAGTTTGTCACATTGGGTAATTGAAGAGAACGGATTTCAGCGTGCAATTAGACAAGACCAATCTATAAAAGATTTTGCAGGTAGGCACGGAATATTCTTAGAAGGAACACAAACCTACTCTAATAAACACGACCCAATTTATGGTGTTACTGCAATGCGACCATTGTTTGAACAGCAATTAATTTCTCTACCATATAATGGATTTGAAGCACAAGAGAAGGTAAACTTATATAAAAGTCAGTTGGTGTATTTCTCTTCTGCACAGAATAAAAGCAGAAGTGTAGGAACTAAAACTGATATAGTTATGGCTAGTTGGTTCCCTATGAAAACTATTCGTAGAATGCAGAAGGAAAGACTTGCTACAATGGGACTAGAATACGAACCTAGTTTTGGAGGATATGAGCTAAGTACAATGGACTTAGATAATTGGAGATAATGAAAAACGCAGAACAAGTATATAACAGGGTATATGAACTAAGACAGCAACACGCAGATTTTGCAGCTGATAAAGACAACATCAGAGATATTATGAATGGTGGTGCTGATGGCTTAAAAGCATTGTTAGGTAAATCAATGCGTGATATGGATTATCAACAAATACCAGCACCTAACTTATTGCAATCCGGATTAGATAGACTTGCACAAAAACTTGGTAGAGCACCGGACTTAAAAGTAGATGTTTACAATGACAAAGATAGCGAGAGAGCATCTAAACGTGCAGAAAAACTAGAACGAATAGTTCACGCTTATGATGAAATACAAAACTTAGATTTACAATTACCACAAGTAGGTAGATGGTTACCTGGTTATGGTTTTGCAGTATGGGTATTAAAAGAGAAAAAGGATGCTAATGGTATTCCTTATCCATACGCAGAAATAAAAGACCCATATCTTTGTTACCCTGGATACTTTGGTGATGGACAACAACCTAATGAATTAGCAATAGTTCAAAGAGTTCCACATAAATCACTTGCAGAAATGTATCCTAACCACGCCAATATGATTTTAGATGATGTGCCTAATGAA